ACTTCTGTCCAGACCCCTGTGGACCCCTACAGGCACTGGAGGAACGTTGGAAAGACAATTATCACCAGAGGAAGCACGTAAAGAACTTATCCTCTTGGTGCGCCAAGGGCGCACAATTGCTGATGGTTTAAAAGTCGTTGGTAGATCCAGATCTTGGTATGATACCCAACGCCGAGAAGCTGAAGGCTTCTCAGCTTTAATAGATAATGCTCGGTTTAGAACACAGGACCTCGCCGAAGAGGCTCGGTCCAATTTGTCTGATTTTGCTCAGTTCTCTGAAAAGTACCTTGGTACTAAAGTACCAGCACATATGCTCAACGTGGTATCCATGTTAGAAGGTAAAGATCCTTCTTGGTTACATGAAGCCATGGTTTATGAAAAAGGATCGGCGGGATTATCCCGCCTCTTGGTAAACGTACCACCTAACCATGCTAAGACCATGACCATCACAATTAACTACGTAACTTACCGAGTAGTTAAGAATCCTAATATCAACGTCATGGTTATATCCAAGACACAGGAACAGGCAAAGAAGTTTTTGTATGCGATCAAGCAACGCTTGACGCATCCACGGTACGCCGACCTTCAGGTCGCCTTTGGTCCAGCAGATGGTTATAAAGCAACCGCTGACCAATGGTCGGCTACTAAAGTATACCTTGGTGGCGATGTACGTGAGTCAGATGCTAAAGACCCAACTATCGAAGCTATAGGTATGGGCGGGCAGGTTTATGGTAACCGTGCCGATTTAATTGTTTTAGATGACGTGGTCACTCTGAGTAATGCTTCAGAGTGGGCTAAGCAACAAGAATGGATTAGGCAAGAAGTTGCCTCTCGTCTTCCGCCAGGAGGCGGTCAACTCTTGGTAGTTGGTACTAGAGTCGCAGCGGTTGATCTATATAAAGAATTAAGAAACCCAAGCCACTACACCGATGGTGTACTTCCTTGGTCATATTTGTCCATGCCTGCAGTCTTAGAATATGCAGACGATCCAAAGGATTGGAAAACCCTTTGGGAGAAATCCGAACAACCCCTTACTGAGGATGACATCCCAGATGAGAATGGAATGTTTGATCGATGGACAGGACAGCGTCTAACGGCTGTCCGAAACGAGGCAGGACCATCTAAGTGGTCACTGGTTTACCAGAACCTCGATATTGCGGAGAATGCAATCTTCGACCCGACATGCGTCAGAGGCGCAGTCAATGGAATGAGAAAATCGGGTGCTTTGGTTGCAGGCGCAGCAGGACACCCTGACAACTCTAATAACTTCTTTAGAGTCATTGGTATCGATCCAGCAATGACTGGTGATACCGCTGCTGTTGCCTATGCGGTTGATCGCAGAACACACAAACGCTACGTCATGGATGTTCACATCATGACAAGCCCTACACCTGCAGCAATCCGTTCTCTAATCAAGGAGTGGACCGATGTGTATAAACCACATGTGGTCATTGTGGAATCAAATGCCTTTCAGCTTTTCCTTACACAAGACGAAGAGATTCGTAACTTCCTGTCGACACGAGGAATCAATTACAGACCTCATTACACAGGAAACAATAAACAGGATCCCGAGTTCGGCGTAGCCTCACTCGCTCCTTTATTTGGCACTATTACTAAGCGGGATGGTGTCATGAATAACTTTAAGCATGCTGGAGATAACTTAATTGAATTACCAGACAGCTCAAAGAATGAACACGTAAAGAAGTTAATCGAACAACTTGTAACCTGGCAACCAGGAGTACAAGGCAAGAAACTCAAGATGGACGCCGTTATGGCGTTATGGTTCTGTGAGATCGTAGCAAGAGAAACTTTACTTACTTCAGCAAATGTACCTAACTTTTTGAGTAATCAATTTACACCTAGAGGAGACATCGAGTCTCGGTACATCATCAACTTAGATGATCTAGCTGCAGCGCAGCGGACTGCGAGATTGTGACATTAATGAAAGAACTACAACAAGCCTTTGAGCAATTAAAAGCTCGTAACTCCGAACGTGATAAGCGCATGCGTGAGGTTTCCCTAGTTAGGGCAGGACAGGCAGATCAGGTATTCCAAGGATTATTTCCTGAAGGAGTATGATCACATCCTATTATTGCCAACCTTATTGATGTTGTTGCTCGAGATGTTTCTGAACAAGTCGGTGTTCTACCTACCATTACTGCTGCTGGAGATTCATCATTAGATGATAACCAGCGTACCAAAGCTGACAAGCGTACAAAGATTGCTAACTACTATGTAGCAGCATCCAGACTAGGTACAGAGTTACTGCGTGGCGCAGACCAACTAGCAACATACGGTTTCGTTCCTATTAGAGTTGAACCAAACTTTAAAGATAAGAGACCACACATCCATATTGAAAACTCTATGGGTGCATATTATGATCAAGATCGTTTCGGCGTAGTCAATGTTTATGCTCGCCTATATCACCGTAAAGCGGGTGATTTGGCAGCACACTTTCCAGAGTATGCCGATCAAATTTTACAATCCAATACATGGACTCGTGGTGATGGTAACTCATTACTACAGGTTGTACGTTGGACAGACAAAACAAAAACAGTTTTATTTTTACCAGATCGTGGAGGTTTAGTTCTTGCGACGACACCAAACAAGACAGGTATGGTTCCAGTTGCGATTGCTCAACGCCCTTCACTCGATGGCGAATCTCGGGGTCAATTCGACGATGTACTACCTGTTTATGCAGCGAAAGCGAGACTTGCGCTTCTTACTATGGAAGCTGTTCAGAAGTCTGTTGAAGCTCCTCTTGCTCTTCCTACTGATGTTACTTCTCTATCCGTTGGTCCTGATTCGGTCATTCGTTCGAACAGCCCTGAGAAAATTCGTAGGGTTAATCTAGACGTACCTCAATATGCATTTGCAGAGAATAATGTTCTAGCAGATGAAATGAAATTAGGAACTCGCTTTCCTCAAGCTCGTGCAGGACAAGCAGAAGGTTCTATCGTTACAGGTCAAGGTGTTAAAGCACTTATGGCTGGATACGATTCACAAGTTAAGATTTATCAATCAATCCTTGGTGAAGCAATAGGTCAAGCAATATCATTTGCATTTGCAACCGATGAAGCATATTTTACTGATGTAACTCGTGAAGTATCTGCAACAGCCAATGGAGTTCCATATAAATTAAAATACAAGCCAAGTTCTGATATTAATGGTAACTATGGCGTAACCGTTGAATACGGTTTAATGGCAGGTTTAGATCCTAACCGAGCATTGGTATGGGGTCTACAAGCTCGAGGAGATAAGTTAATCTCTCGTGGAATGTTGCGTCGCAACCTTCCTATCTCACTAAATGCTGGTGAAGAAGAGCGAGCAATTGACATTGAAGAAATGCGTGATTCTCTTAAAGCATCCGTATCTTCTATGGCTGCAGCAATTCCACAAATGGTAATGCAAGGTCAAGATCCAATGAAGATTGTTGAAAAGATGGCAAGTGTTATTACTGATCGCAAGAAGGGTATCCCTCTTGAAGATGCAGTAGCAAATGCTTTTAAACCAGAACCAGCACCAAAGGAACAACCAGCACAGCCAGGCATGCCAGAAATACCAGCAGGTCCTGAGCCAATGGCTGGTGGTCCAGCACCACAACTTCCACAAGGTAGACCGCCAATGCAAGAACTTCTTGCAGGTCTTACAGGTGGAGGAAATCCAAATCTAGCAGCGAGAGTTACTCGCCAAATACCAGCATAACAAGGAGAAATAAATGTTCGGAAAACAAGGAAAGCCAGGAAAAGCACCAACTTCATCTGCAATGGTAGGTAAGAAGAATGGTGGAGCAGTTAAGGGTGGCGGAATGGTAAAGCAAGGTGTTACCCCTAAAGGCATCAAAGGCAACAAAAACAAACTTAAGTAATTTCATTTTATAAGTAAAGGATAACTATGGCAGCCAAAACTCCAAAGAAATTCAGGCAGGCACGTAAGGCTGCCAAAGTTGACGCTAAAAAAGCTTTTAGTGGAAGAAAACAAGCAGGACTAAAAGATAAAAGTCCTCTTATGAAGTTTTCTGAAGATGATAAAAAAGCTCTTAGTGAAGTAAGACAAGAAGCTAGAAAAGGTTATATTACCGACGACAAAGGTAATAAGATTAGAGTAAAGCCAACTGAGACATCATTAGAGCGTATTGCTCGTGATCGTCGTGAAGCTAAGGCAGAACTTGAACGTCAATGGGCAATAGAAGATGGCAAAGAAAAAGTTCGTGAACCTAAGCCAGCAACTAAACCAACACCTAAAATAACCGAAGCAGGTAAAGTTCGTAGTGCAGTTACTGCATCAGAGCCAAAGCCACAAGGTTTTAAAATTGATCCTAAAACAGGTAAGAGAATTAAAGAAGCTAAAGCTCCTGCTAAACCAGGCGAAAGCAAAGCATTTAAATCTAAGAAAACATTTGGTCAAATTAGCAAGACAGTAGCCGATAAGACTAAAGCACCAGTTGTTAAAAAAGGTTTTGCTGCAGGTAAAGAACTTAATGCAGAAGGTAAAGCTATCTACGATAGACTTATTAAAGAAGGTGTTAAACCTAAGTCTGCACTTAACAAGGCTTTATTCCGTCAAGAAAAAGGAGCAAAGGTAGCAGCTAAAGCTGCAGCACCTGTTGCTAAAGCAGCCAAGTCTGCTGCTACAGCGGTTAAAGCACAAGGTCCAGTTAAGTCTAAAGTTCCAGCAGGTGCTAAACCAATCGGTGTAGGCACAATGAAGAACGGCAAACTTA